ACGCCGCAAATGCTGTGAGGGATGTACTTAGTGGCATAGTCAGCGTAGAGAACTTCATGGCCCTTGCGTGAGCAGACAATGACCTCATCGTACGCTTTGGCACGTTTTCTCACGAGCCCCTGCCAGGACATCAGCTCCCAGCCGAATTCGCCCACCCAAGGGCCCGCTATAAGGCGGCGCATGGCTAGTCTCTGGCGGTAGCCAGCATGAGTGAGGACATGACCTCTTCTATGTCTTCCTCACACTGTGGTTTCGGAAGCACGCGCCTCGCTGCATTCGCGACCGAGGACTTGTGTATGTCCTGAGGCGTGTCCACAACCGACCAGATGACCATAGGAGTCTTAACGTCATGCAACTCCTTGATGAGGCTGTCGGCATCGAAAGCCGTCAGCACGTCAGCAAGAATGAAGTCAAACTCCTGCTTCGCCAACCTCCTCTTGAGAATGGGGACATTCGTGGCGTAGAAGACATTCGCGTTCTTGACATGCTCCATCAGGAATTCACCAACCTTCTTGGCGAACACCAGGTTGGAGTCGATGATCAGGATTCGCATTGGTTCATCCTCCTTCGCCGCGATCCCTAGGCAGTTCACGTCGCGTGACATAGATGGACCCAAATGAAGCCGTCGTCTCACGAAGATCCTCAACACGTTCCCGCACTTCCTTTACTTCTTGAGCCAAGGCGGCGTTGTTGCCGTCAACCTTCTTGAACACGCGGTCCATGGCGGCGTCGTGCTTGTCCGTTCTCTCCTTGCGTTCAGCTTCGATCTTCTCGTAAATGGACTTGGCCCTGTCTGAACAGTCCTTTTTAACGTCATCGATCTTGTCTCGAAGCACGCCGCATTTCGTCAGGCAGTCGCCTTCGATCTTGTCCTGGACCTCCGACAGCGCGCTGGACACGTCCGCGGAGGCTTTGCGCAGATCCTTGATCGCATTCCAGATCAGCAGGTAGATCGCGCCGATCAACGCCGAGATCACGCCGAAGAGCGTACCCACGATCCATATCAATGTAGAAGTATCAATATTACCCATTCCAAGGTGTCTCCTACATTGTCGCGCCTGCACCAGCCATTTGCTGTATGTACTGGTAACCCCCTTGTGTACGAGCCTGCTGACGGATGGTGTTCAGTTTGGAGATGATCAGCGCGTGTAGTGTTTCGTTGCTCTTCTTGATCTTCAGCAACTCGGACTTCCTGATCTCGAGTGGCATGCCGATAAGCTGCTGCGCCATCTGCTCGGCTTGCAGCATCATGTCCTCGGGCGTGGTCCCGCCGACGGCTGCGGGCGGGGCCGCAGGCGGCATCATGCCTCCGCCTGCGGGCATGGGGGCCGGCGCGCCAGCAGGCATGCCGCCCGCAGAAGCCATGCCAGGCATGGACCCAGGCATGCCGGGAGGCGCGACGCCGGCCGCACCTTGAGACAGAGTGTTCTGAAGCTCCTGTTTCTTCATCATTTCCTCTTGGAAGCGCGCCATCTGTTCCTGCGTGAATTCCTCCTCCTCCAATACGCGCTTGATCTCCTCGCGGAAATTGATGCCGAACGGCGCCAGCGCCGTCTGCTTCGAGATCTGCTGTCCTGCGGCAAGCTGAAGCTGGATCTGTTTCTTCTCAATGTCGTCGGCAAGCGTGACAGGCTGAAGCCTGCCTTTGAGGTTCTCCCAGTTGTTGAGCCTGGAAATGCGCTTGAACGACCAATTGATGAGCGCGTTCAAGTCCGCGACCAGCGATACCCAGGTACGCTCAAAAAGGCGCAGGGCCGTCGGCATGGCCTGCCACTCAAGCGTGCCGCGGTACATCTCGGCTGGCACGCCCTGCGCGTTTAGGAACTCGTCCGTGCCGTGATCCAGCAACTCCGTCGGCGCCAGGGCCTTGCCTTCGGCGCCCAGAAGCTGCAAGTCAACCGGGAAGGGAAGCGCGTGAATGGTCGTTGGATCACGCCTGTGCTTGGCAAACATGCTCATGACGCGACTGTTGAAATGACCGAGGTTCATGTTCAGGAGCGGATCCGCTTCCTTGCTCGTGCCCGGCTTGGGTGTGATAACGCGGAAGGGAATGATGTAGTCAAGGGCGATGGCCTCGTTGTAGCGCTTGAGCACCTGCACGTACCAGGCCTGCTTGAAGTTGGACATGATCATGGGCACGCCCCAGCCAAATGTGCGCACGCCGCAGATCGTCGTGTCCTTCATGTGGAAAATGATGTCGTCGCCGAACTTGAAGACCTGCTCGTCCTTGATCGCCTCGATTATCTCCCACGGTGTCTTCTCGAGATAGAAGCGGCTTCCCTCCCGTATGGCGGCACGGAAGTACTCGGGAATCTCCCAGCGGTACTCCGTCTCCTGCGAAACGGGGTGGTAAACGAGTCGCATCTCGTGTGGGGGCCAGAACACGTACTTGATCTTGTCGGACTCGGTCGACCGTCTGTCCACACGCGAGAATGGACCGGTATAACTGCAATTTTTCATCTTGCATTCAGCGTGGAATTGCCACTTCTGCCACTTGTAGGAGATTTTGTCGATGGGCATGGTCACGTGACAGCGCGGGCACTTTAGGTATCGTCGGAAGGGCTGGTACATGCTGACGAATGCGTTGCCGTAAGCCGTGCGGTTATCGCCCGCCATGGCCAACGCCTCCATCACGCGGAGGTCATCCACGACGTCCTCATACTTCTCCTTCTCGTCGTCACTGGCGTCCGTCAGTTCGATCTTGGTCAGGAAGTAACGTACAACACGCTGCACCGCCATGCGGTACGTGCCGTAGGTGACCCAAACAAACTCGCACCATCTAAACACGTCGTAGATGCTGCGTGGCATCTGCGTAGACGCATAGTCCAGGTATGGATCGGGAAAGACCTGACTGAAGCGATTGAGCTTCTGAGCGCCAGCGGACACGAGTGGGAACGACGGAAATACGCCCGCGTTTTCAGATATACCAGACACGGTGGCTCCCCTCAGACGTTGTGAGAGTCGGCAAGCTCCTCACCAGCCGACTTCAGGGACGCGCCGGCAGCTCCTTCTTTGGGTCGCTTTGCATGCTCGCGGCACAAAGCACCTTTGCTCGTAATGACGGAGGATTTGGAAGTGCACTTGTCGCAGGCGGTTACCCCGGCCTTCACCTCATTGCGCTTCTCCATCGGTTTGCTCACCTTGAGCCTCCTGAGCTGTGCGCTTCTCGTCGATCATGAAGACGGTGAAGGCCGTCTGTGAGTCCGGCATTATAAAGTAAGGCCCTGGCAAGCACATGAAAAATCTGCCGTGCCACTGAACCTCGATGTGTTCCTCTAGCTGACCCGGCGGCTCGTAGAAGGAGCCGTCTGGACTATACTGGATCAGCACCAGAAAGACATCATAACGGAAAACAATGTTGTAGGGAACAGCCAGTTTTCCAAATGGACCCCTAAAGCGAACGCGCACGCGCGCCGTCTTCATCTCGTCAATGCTCAAGTTGGCAATGGCCCCGGTCACGCCAGCGGGCATGGATGTCCTGGCCACCTCCGGGTCATTACCGCCTTTGCCGTCAAGCTCAGGCGGAGGAGGAGCTTCCTTCGCATCCTTGGGCATCATCGCGGGCTTGATCAACGGCTCCGGCGGTTCCTCGTCAGGCGACTTGCGTAAGGGCACGGCGTAGCTGGCCAGACGCTTCGGGCCAAGATCCGGGTCCGGCTCAAGGTCCAGATTCTCCGGTCGCTCCTGCACCTCGATGTTGGCGGCAAGTTTGCCGTCCGGCGTGATAAGGGTCGGCTTCGGCCGCTGAACGGGTTCCGGCGGCGTGGACGTCACCTGCGGTTGCTCGTCCTGGACGGGAGGAGCGACGGGAGGCGTCTCCGGCCTGGGAGGGGGTTGCACGTGCGGCAGCAGAACCGATTCGGGCGTGGGCGTGACCGGGGGATTGATGCGCTTGCGGGCCTCGTCAAGCCTCTCCATGGGCAACGACTCCTCCGTGGAGGGGGCGCTGGCGTCGTCATTAACCTCAACCTCGTTAGGCTGGGGCGGATCGGGTTTGTTGGGATCAAGTGACACGAAGTGTTTTGTATCCTTTCCGATGTCATGCCGTACGAGGGAAAGATCCTTGTTCGCACTGCTGTGCGCGGTGCCGGGTGCCTGCGCCACGTCTTCATAGTGTAAGGGTTGATCCCCTGCCTCTTCCTTGCGCTTCATGATTTCTCGAAGCCCTTCCTGCGATAACGAGCGCACGGTTTCGTTACCGTTTTCATCCATCTCGACGATGTTGTGAGGTATGGGATCGATAGGAAAACGAACGCCGCTTCCTTCCGAAACTTTGATGGCCTTGGGGATGATGGTGCCGCCCGGC